CCGGAGTAGCTCCCCTGGTCTTTCGGATGCGTTTATGATCCTAGTGAGTGCTGAATCTTTATCACTAGCCCGTAGAGCATCAATTGTCATTCCTACGAGTGCAGCTTTTCCGAAGTTCGCTATTGAAATTGTTCCTTTGTGAGCCTTGTATATCCATTTGACGCGCTGGTACCACGAATCCCGGTTCGGCCTGACGATCATTGATCGAGACTTTTCGGTCACCGCTTCCTGCGTTGCTCGTCGCAATTTGGAAACCAATTTGCTCACTGAAACATCGAAGTTCAGCACTGCTTTTAACAGTATTGCGTAATCCTCTATAGCTGGTAGGGCCGCAATCTCTACCGGCTTGGCTCTGACTGATCCTGGCACTATCAGGTGATCAGTGTAAGCATCCACATCTTCTGCGATTCCTCCCACCACTCGATGTGACGTCTTGATTAAGACCATGTCGCTTATTGATATGACACATACCTTGCTTTGGTATTTGTAATACTCACGCCTTAGTCCTCGTATCCTGTCCATAGTCATTCCCCGCGCATACAGGTCCCCGAATCTGGTTTCCATCGCATTTATCAAATCGCGAGCATCCGTCGACATCTGCGACTCTATCCTCGAGTGCATTGTTGTCGCGATCGCTCTAGTCAAATACTGACCTTTGCTCCCACGCCTATGATCCACGCGCAGAAATTCTGCTATTGCTCCAAAAGCACACTTCGAACTCTGAAGCCTGACATTGTATTTAAGTGCGTTAGCCTGACACGTCTGGGCACACACTAAGTTGTCCGACCCTATCAGCACATCGTCCCCATTGTGTAAGCTAGAGCCAGGCCTGCGCGTCGCACCAGCAATCTTACACGTGTATATGTAATTGAGGACGCTGTTGACAAATGTCGTTAACCGCCAACCCGACAATAATGACCCGTCAGCCGTGTATGTTGACTTAGTCCCAATATTATCGTTGATGATCTGGGTCGAGACCGACTGCGCCGTCCACGAGACCGCCATCTGCTGTTGTTCAGACAGTTCTCCAAGGAACTCATCTCCGTATGCGAGTATGACACTGCGCATGCTCGCCGCTGAATGCTGGCTATTAAAATCCTCGAAGTCCAGACAAAATGGCATCTTGCCGTGCAATACGCCCGCGACACGATTGACCACGTTCGCATCATTGGCATCAGGGCCTACAGGGAACTGCCGTGGTAAGACCTCCTCGCAGTTGTAGAATGCAAAATGCGCCAACACGTAGCTCGTTAGATCTGTGCCGTATATCGCGCGCTGTTTGCCCCACTCGTACTTAGTCGATGCCCACGCCTGTATTTGTGGGTGGCGATCCGTGAATTCATCGATTCCACGGTACGGCATGTTAGCTATGGTTATGAACTTATTTTTTAGACGGATGTCGTGCTTAAGTACGTAATCCATATCCCCCTGGTACTGCGAATGGATGCTGCCTGCAGCACTCCATTGCCATCGCGTGGCCCAGAACTTGTTCCAATCCATGCGCATCGGGCCACGTCCTGACAGCCTCGCTTCAGAAAACACCCGCCTTGCTGCGTCGTATATGTCTCCCTCCGGTATGTTTGCATAGTTGCCCACTACGCGATGTTGGCGTTCAAGCTCCCAATCTACCTTCCCCTCGACGCGGTTGATCAGCACATCAAACTCGAAAATGTGTCGCAAGTCTGCAGACACCATGTTCTGCAGCGACTTGGCCTCTACAGACACGGACTTCCCAACTTTTGTGAATTCGGCTGTGGTCGCACTCTTGAATACTCCACAGCGCAACATGTTTCCTTGCATCTCTCTAGACAGTGAGACGAACCAAAGTATAACGCCTGCTGCCATTGTCCTGGTTGCGTCGTCTGGCAGTGCAACCACTGTTTCTACGAGCTTAGTCTCGTCTGCAGTAAGCACAGAAAAGATGTCTTTTGGTAGGTAATGCAAATGATGGTGGACTGTCACTTTTGAATCCGGCAGATTACTAACGTAATCCAGTGTCACTGATTTGCGCACCGGTGCATGAGGCAAACGGTCTCGGAATAGCTGAGACATATCGAGGGGGTCCTGGAAGTTTATACTCTCATACAGCCCCGAAAAGTGCCTTGACAGTATCGTCATCGGTTCCGTGATCGGCGATTTATAATATTGGTCGATCCGCGCGTACACCAAACAGGTCCCTTCCTCGCAGATGCAGAAGGCTGCCATCGCGACGCCAAATATGTCCATTGTTGCCTGGAAACTACCATTCAATTCGGTCTTACGTGCTGACACATACGCATAATGTGCGTCGTGAAACTCTGCCATTGTTATCGCTCCTCCCGGTGTAACCTTGATTAGAACCGGGTAGCGTTTTTTATTTTTATTGAAAATCCTCATTTTCTGTTTCGTAGCCGAATCGCTCTTAACTAACTCTAAAAACATAGGTTCATCTACACATGGGTATCTATTTTGCGCGGGTATTTCCATCCTATTGTATTTACACGCTGAGGCTACAGGCCTTGTGTACCCTTCTATTCTACACCTTCGACATGAACGGGGTCCAGTGCATCCGCAGCCGAAGAAATCGGTCTTGTACGTACCACCGCGATTGGCATTTCCGGAGCCGTAACGATGTCCGACACTTGAAAATCCAACTTTGGCATTTTACGTTCAAGGTGCGCGAGCCTAACTTCCTGTATAACACGCCTTCCAGGCACGTTAAACACCACTGGCCTCGGACGCTCCATCAACATAAGGACACCCCGTGCTCGTTCAGTGGCGGAGCCCCACTTCGTAACTGTGAGCGTCGGCTTCGCAAATATGACCTCAAGTTTACCACCAAACTGCAGCAGGTCGGTTGACATGATGTCGCGCTTACGCCCACGCCGCCCGGCCATGTGGTCTACCCCCAAGTAATCACCCGTCCTAGTGTTGGCGTACACGGGGTTCGGTGACACGACGCAATCTCTGGCGTTAGCGTACATTTCGAACTCCTCGCCTGTCCGCGGGTGCACCAGTGTGACGTCGTGTCCAAAGAGCCTATAAATGTTGGCTAGCTTCACGGCGGACACAGTGTCCGTAGTGCCGCGCTCGCTAAACTCGACCGTCTGGTGAGCGTGTAAGTGTTCACACGCCCGCAGATCAGCACTTGTTGTCCCTAGAAGTAACGAACCGGACACTGGCGGGTGTAACGAGTCATGCTTAAAGATCGCTGGATATCCCGCCTCTTTGACTTTGGCGAACCTTGTGTAAGGTAAGCGGCTCAATCCCTCTGGACTAAATGTTATGAAAGCGTTCGGCGATGTCACGGTGTGCACCTCTTTGCCAAACAACAATGACGCTAAGTCTGCGCGCATGTCCACACTATCTAGACACTCCAGCCCGTGTAGTCTGCACTTCAATACGTCAGCCCAATTTGAGTACATACCTGATGCATTATCGATGAGCGCGTACATCCCATACCACATCGCGTAGTTGATGAACGCACTGATCATCAGGTACTGTCTCAAGTTTGAGCCCTCTTCGAAGATAAAGTCTACTGGTGCGGTGGTTGTACGGTACCCTTCTCCTTCTAAGTTGGACGGCACGCGAGCCCTAGTCGGGGTAAACCTCGACAAGTTAACCGTCATCCGCCCCTCGTGCCACATCGTTCCTTCCTGATAAGACTCCAACGGGTGAAAGGCTAACGAACCCAGCAGGTCGATCGCCGCCGCGAAAGCTGTCTCAAGCCTGTTCCCCAGCACATACTCCCTAATCCACATCATCTGTGTTTCAGGTGAGGTCCAGGGCAAACTCGAAAAGTCATAGGACACGGCTTGACCGCCAACCAGTTCAATCGCAAGCTGTTTGAAATCCACCCCGGCTATGTCAATGTCCGCAGTCACACTAGACCGCTTCTTCCTCCCAAACAGATGCGCTAAATAGAATGCAACTTGCTCTGAAGAGTGTGCCGGTATCCTTATCACGTACGGCTTTTCCCAATAGTTTGAATTTTCACGCAAGGTTAAAGACACGTTGTGGTCGTAGTCAATGACAGGCGGACCCAACGTGAACTCGACCTTATGATCACCAGTGACCCCATTCACCTC